CATTTTGATATTCTGGATTAAAACAAACATATACTATATTTTGGGGCGATTCAGTCATATCGTATTTATTTACAAATTGTAATTGATTATCTATCACAAATATTGTGTAATTTGAACATTCTTTATTGTTTCCAACATTTAAATATGGATTATCTAATGCCCATGTTTTCGAGTCTATCAAAATTCCATTACAATTACTTCGTAATGTATGGTTATCTTTTTGCGCCTCTTCATTAAAAATTGATAATTTATCTGTATTTATTGATCTATAAACATTATTCATGTACATTGCTATATTTCCAGTGAAGAATGGTGATCGTGTTTCACAATAATGTATATAATATTTTAGGCTTTCTCTGATTTTATCGTTTAGTATTCCAACTGTAACGTTTATATTATTGTCGGTTAATAATTTGTATGCCTTTTCATATCCTGTTGGGTCTGGGTTATATATACCTATATAAACATGTGTAGGCCGGTATTTTAATAATAAACCTATGTCTGATGGATATGGTTCAACTGTAATATATACATTATTTATGATGGGTGCTGTTGTTGTGATTGGTGCGATTTTTATCGAATTGAATGCATTCTCTATTGCATGTGCTCGACCATAATATTCGTGGGAGCCAATTCCTATTATTTCATTATTTGAATTTGTTATTATACATCCAGTATGAGGGTTGGGCAATGTTGCCCCTTTATATTGTTCTGATATTTCTAATGCATAATTCATGAATTCTTTATGCATTTGTTTATTTAACATCTATAATTTATATTCAACATATATCTATTATAATTTTGATAATAAATAATATTAAACAGTTTTGATTAATATTATTTATTATATTTATTGTATTAAATGACAGACGGAGTAGATAATGAATTTGATATGGAATCTATAAAAACGGATCTGGATCGCGATGGATATGTAGTAATACCCGATGTTTTTAATAAAGCCGAAGTATGTGAATATATTAATGAATTTAATCTATGGTTAATCCGTGTTAAAGATTTAGAAGCTTTGCACGAATGTATTGATTTTCATGGAATATTTAAACATCATGAGGTTGCACATCAGCGGTTTGCATGGTTAGCGCGAACTAATCCGAAGATTACCGGCATATTTAAATCTTTGTGGGATACAGATGAATTGGTAGCGTCATTCGATGGATGTTGTTATTATAGTTATGATCATGTTGGAGAACCATCCTATTGGACTCATACTGATCAATCATCCATGAAAAAAGGCAAACATTGTCTTCAATCATTTATCAGTTTAACAGACAATGTAGAAAGAACATTAATTGTATATCGAGGGAGCCATAAATTACACGAAGAATATTTTAAAGAATATGAAATTGAGAATCCTAGTGATTGGAATATTATTAACGAAGAATATATTGAACGACTTGAAGATACGAAAGAATATTTGGAAATTAAGAAGGGATCATTGGTTGTATGGGATTCTAGAACGTTTCATCAAAATACTTGTGGAACGCCCACATGCTGTGAAGAGAGATTGGTACAATATTTATGTTATCTACCAAAACAAAATGAATTGAATGATGAATATACGCAAAATCAACGGAAATACTTTTTTAATAATAGGCGAACTACCAATCATTGGCCATATCCTATGACTGGTGTGCCTCGACAACCAAATACATATAATCATTATTTCAATGATAATATTTATATTGATTATGAGAATTTACCTGTTCCGATAGTAGACGATTTAATGGAAAAAATAGAAGAGTTAATGTAAATGCGGTGATTGAAGATTTGGATGATGGATATAATTTGGGTGATAGATATAATTATATATATATATATATATATATATATATATATATGACATATAAAAAGAAAAAATTGAAAAAGAAAAAATTGACAAAAAAAACTTTAAAAAATATAAAAGGAAAAATGATTAAAAAAATACCCCATAAATATGCTGGAGCACCTCATCAAAAATCAAGTAAATCTATACGTCCATCGTCAAAAAAATCTATACGTCCATCGTCAAAAAAATCTATACGTCCATCTATATATAAATCTTCGATTCAAAAAATTACATCGGTAAAAAGTATTGATATACAATTTCAAAATCTCATTGACTTTTTAGGGGGGCCTGTTTTATTAACTGAGTTTTCGAACTTTCTTGGAAGGGTGGATTGTGATATGTGCGATATTTTCCCGGAAAAAATTCGCGGATTTAGACCAAGTGAACATGCACCGTGCTTAGCATTTGATGGGGTTCATTGGAAAGGGTATGATATTAAAGATAAAAAACTCATTACTTATGATTCGTATACATCTAAAGTACAATTAACAGGTACTAATAATTTTTGTCAAAGTTTTGCATGTTATTTATGGTCTAATAAAGGCGATCTTAAAGAGTTAATACCTGGTAAATACGCTAAAAATATCCAATGTATAAGTCGAAAATGGTTAGATTATTTTAAACAAGCAAATAAAAAATTACTAAATACAGAAATTACAAACGCGAATGATGAATTGACAGATAGTGATCCTGATTACAATACATTTACTTTAACTGATATCAAATCAACATTAACAAAATTAGTTAATGACGATAATTTTGCGGGTGAATTAGCAACTAGTAAAGAAGATATATTCTAAATGCTTTTGATGGATATTTAGACATGTGGATAATCTATGTTCACTTCTTCCTCTATTAAATAATTTGTGACATTATTATTATCACCAATTAATACGTATTTTTTAAAACATTCACAACAATAAGGACTGCATATCTGGTATTGCTTCTTATTAATAGTTGCATTCGTTATATTTAAAGCGCTCTGATGCGAATGTATATATCGCCGATAACCGATATTGTATACATCTTCATAAATATCCCATGTATCATAGTAACAATCAATATTTACACACGCAATCGTCGGATTATAGTTGGAAAATACTCCATACAACATTAATTTTCTCAGTGCAAAGCTGGTAATTGCTTGATCAAAATATTTGCCTGTTTTTTTGAGATTTAATAAATCTTCATAATCGTTGCAATAGGTTTGGATATGCCGAACGATGTCGTCAGGGAGAGAATCCATTCGGGATTGTTTGCTTTGTTCAGGCTGACTATTATATATGCCAAACTATTATTCAATTTTTTATATACTATACATAAAAAATTGAAGAGTTGATAGATATTTGAATCTGTTACATCATAGGAAATTTAGAGAGATTTGGCACACATTGTATATAATATGCGATTAACGAAATACATACCAAATGCAATAACTAATTGATGAATTAATACTGATACATGTCTCATTTTATCATTGTCTTTCTCTCTAAAAAAATTAATGAAAAACATTAAAACTGAAGATACCATAAGTATTAATCCTAAAATCCCCAAATAATAGAAATAGTCACAGTATTCTTTTCCGACAGGATCCATTAAGCCCATTAAATTATTCATTCTTTATAATATAATATATTATTTTTTTATTCATCTTGATCTTTATCATCTAAATATACTTTATCGCATACATTCTTTATTACTTTCTCTTTACATGCATCAATTGAACTTGTGCATTTTCTTACTAAATTTATATATTCGGTTTGTAAACGATCATCGGTTTCATAATTGGGGTGCTCTTCTGTCCATTGATTTATATTTTTCATTTGCTTTAATTCGACTCCCTTCAATAATTTATTTATATGTTCTTTATTGGCATCCTTTTCCCATTCTTGATTTTTCACATATAATGTCTCTCTCTTTTTATCTGTGCAATGCATCGGTCTCTCGTAAATTGATAGTTTATTCATATTATCTATTATAATATTTGTTACTCCTTCGGATAATCCCTTATCTTTCGTTGTTAATAAATTCTTCATAGAAATCTCTAATGTATCAATGAATTCGCTGATTGATAGTGCATCTTTGCATTTCTCGTTTAAAAACATATTGATATTGAACCGTTGCTTTATGTTATTATTATTGGTTGTGTTGCCTAACTTGGGTAATATATCGATGATCTGTTTTTGTTGGGTTACTAATAAATTCTTTATTTCTGTATTCTCTTTCATTACTTGTAGCAACATAGCTTTATAATCGATTGTTTCTTCTTCTTCGTTTTCTATGATTGCATTTGTATTATTTGTTTCATTTTCTAAATATTTGCACTGCTTTTTGTGCTTCCACAATCCTGATCTTGTTTGAAATCTTTGATTACAATCACAATATATATATACTACTTTTTCATTGGTTTTTGTTTCTATCTGTTTCTGTGAATGTTTCAATGTTAATAAATGTTTATCATAATTATATTTGTTATTGGTTTTGTATTCACACTTAATACATTCGAACTTTTTACTACATATTGCAACATTTATTGTTTCCATTGTTTCTATATATAGGAAACACAAAAGTTTCTAAGTTATTTTACGCAAATATTATTTTTTTTTGTCATCATAAAAAAATAATGTTAAAAATTGGTTTTGAGAGCGTTATGGTCTAAATTGCTTTTTCGAAGGTGTTTCCCAAACTATTTTCAGAAATCCTAAAATGGACATTTTAAAATGTCCAAATCCCGTTTTTTTTTGGTCTTGTGAAATCCTCTTTTTTTGACCTTTTTTTATGGTGTAAATTTTCTTCTTTAATAAAATAAAAAATAATACTATACTACATAAGAGAATATTAGGTTTTTAATATTATTGATTACCCCGATTAATCCTACTTTTTCATTGTTTTTGGTTTCCAGTGGTTTCCTAGATCAATTAATCAATTATAACCGTTTAATACAATGAAGTATTTCGCATGTAATGAGATGTTATTTTCACATTCATATTTTAATAATAATGTAATAATAATGTAATAATACTACAAATGCAATTAACCAGTTTCCATCGTTTCCTACTTTTGGAAACACAAAAGTAGCCGATTTATTTTACGCAAATATTATTTTTTTTGTCATCATAAAAAATTGATATTAAAAATTGGTTTTGAGAGCGTTATGGTGTAAAGTGCTTTTTCGAAGGTGTTTCCCAAACTATTTTCAGAAATCCTAAAATGGACATTTTAAAATGTCCAAATCCCGTTTTTTTTTGGTCTTGTGAAATCCTCTTTTTTTGACTTTTTTTTATGGTGTAAATTTTCTTCTTTAATAAAATAAAAAATAATACTATACTACATAAGAGAATATTAGGTTTTTAAAGAGATCACATGCCACACTATCTATCTATCTAATAATAGGGATGTTTGTCATTTTCATATTCACTTCGGATACATTATTTATATCGCGAATTGCTCGATTAACAGGTATATACAATAAAATCTTTAGTGTTGTGTCAAATACCTCTTTTGACATATATAAATCATAGTCAATTATTTTTAAAATATCTCGTTCCATCTTATTTAAATCTTTAATATGAATATCAACATTCTCTGCCCATGTACTGTTGCTATAATAGTCATCTTGTAGCAACTTTGACGATATCATTATACATACAACTAATAGTTTATGCTGATTATTAATATGTAATCTTATCCCTTTCATTATTAATTTATTTATAATTATGAATGTGGAAGCAATCGTTGATGGTATATCGTCTACAGTTATGATTTCATCCAATATTAAATTAATATAATAATATAGGGAATACATGGAAGTTTCGATTGCAAATTCTTTCGGCAATTCTGTACATGATATTTCGTTGAATGGATATGTATTCACATAATATATTAATGCAATAAGCATTTTATTCATTGAATCTGGATTCGTATGTGGGTTGGTATTGGTGTTAGAATCTATATTGGTTTTATATTTTTTATTTCAATTTTTATATTCTCAATAAAAAATAGTAAATTATGAAATGAGGAACAAGGAACAATGTTTTAAGGAATAAGAAACATATTCTTAATCGGTTAAATAGCCAGATGATAAATTATCTGTGCAATTTTTCCATATGCTATATGGTGGACACTCCTGTGTATCAAACGCCCTACAAATGAATCTAGCATTATGTCGACATTTACATTTACAATCGGACGGTATACGAACATTGCCGGTTAAAGGCGTATTAATCCATGGTGCAAGATTTACAGGTTTATTTTTTGAATGTCTGTCGCAACATTTACATGCTGTTGAAACTTGCAACTTTTCGACCCACGTGTCTCCTTCAATATTTGCAAAGTATGATGCCATTTGTATCGTATTGTTGTGTTGTGTTTATGATTATTGATATACATTTTTATTTCAATTTTTTTAATTTCTATTAAAAATATAAAATTGATTTATTATTTTTTTAAAGATAGTACAAATCATATATTATAAAATGACGACCAGCACATCATTTATGCCACCGGTGCTTCCTATTCCCGACTTTTCGGCTATTATTGATTCTATTACCTGCCCGATTACCCAAGATGTTATGGTTGATCCGGTTCTAGGTAATGATGGGCACACCTATGAAAAAACGGCTATTATACGATCCTTGGAATTAAAACAAGAATCTCCTTTAACTCGCGCTCTGATGACGATTAACGATTTACAACCAAACTATGGAATTAAAGCATTGTGCGATCAATATCATACTGGAGCATTTGGCAATATAAGACCTATGGGTATTCCTGCTCAAATTTCAACAGACAACATTTTGATTGATCATACAATTTCAAAAAATGAGAATAATAAAGTAATGATGACATTTAATGTTGATGAAAGGTCGCTTCCACCAAATTTGGAATACGATTGCTTGCCACAAGATGTATTTATTCTAATTGATCGATCTGGATCTATGAATCTTCCTGTTGAAGCGAAAGATGCCGATGGTAATAAATTAGAGAATGGGTTGTCTATTCAAGACATCGTAAATCATGCGGCAAATACAGTTGCCAATACACTTCCCAAGTCATCCAGATTAGGTGTTATTATATTCGACAACCGAATCCAACTATTATTTGATTTGATGTGTATGACTGAAGTAAATAAATCGGTTGCAATTACAAAAATAGCATCCATTAAACCTAATGGTCAAACAAATATTTGGGGAGCAATTGATCAAGCAGTATCTCTTCTGTATCAACGGACCGATAAATCGCGAAATAGTCATATTATTCTTCTGACAGATGGAAGCCCGAATGTTTCACCATCTCGCGGAGAGATCGAAACTTTGAAAAGATTACGAAAAACAGCGAATTTCTCATCTGCACTTTATACTTTTGGATTTGGATACAATCTTCAACCTGGTCTATTATATGATTTGGCCAAATATGCAAATGGATGCAATGCCCACATACCAGATGGCAACATGATTGGTTCTGTGTTTAGCCATTATATTGCAACTATATTAACTACTGTAGTAATGAATTTACAGCTCCACATTCAATATACTCAAGAACAAAATTATGCATTGTGTCCCCCTCTAATGGGCGATTTTGCATATGATGTTGATGAGACCGATAAGAAACATGTTATTGTTGATGTAGGAACAGTTATGCTGGGACAAATGAAAAATATTATTCTCAACTGTGATACGTCGTTTACATACTATTATACTTATAAAATTGGAGGGAAAGAATATGGTGTGGCGCCGCGCGAGGCACTAATTGATAGCCTTACAATCAAAGATCGATTAATCGATAAAGAGATTGCCCGGTATAAAGTGGTCGAAATGATTCGCGAAATAATTAATTACAAATCAATTGATGATACTGATTCAGCGATCAAAAAATATAATGAGTTGGAGCAATATTATTCGGCGAATATATTTACGGATGGGTTGATGACAAATATCCAATCACAAATTAAAATTGCATGTATGAATCCTGCGTATTATAATCGATGGGGGAAATTTTATTTAGATCATTTTAGCCAATCATTGTGCAAACAAATTACTCCAAATAATAAGGATATTGGGTGCAAATTTGGTGGAAAAGTATTTGATGAAATGGTTGAAATTGCGAGCGATGTATTTGATACATTGGAAGCTCCGGAGCCGAGTTTATTAATAAATGCTGTACCTGCTCAACCACAATATAGAGGGTTTGGATTAAATGGTGCATATGTAGCACCTACGCCAGCACCACAACCACAACGAACCGCATCTCTTCAACAATATAATGGGGGAGGGTGCTTCGATAAGATGTGTGATATTGCAATGGCAGATGGAAGCAAAAAACTGTTAATGAATTTGGTAAAGGGAGATCGTATTCGGAGTATTGGTATTGGTGATAGGTATGAAATGGAATCAACTGTAATATGTATTCTTGAAACACATATTCGCGGAGGTCGTATGAATATGGTGAATTTACCTAGTGGATTGAAAATTACACCATGGCATCCAATTAAAATTCTCAGTGGATGGGAATTTCCTGGTAATTGTATTCGACCACAATTTCAATTATGCGATGCTATTATTACGATGGTTCTTTCTAATAATCATATAGCGATTATCAATGATGTCCCATGCATTACCCTCGGGCATAATTATGTAGAAGGAATTCTTGAGCATCCATATTATGGTTCAACGAAAATTATCGATGATTTGAAAGCGATGCCTGGATGGGCGACAGGTCATATCGTGATTAATGATGGGTGCTTTATGAGTGAAAATGGTCGTGTATCAAAAATTGTACATCCAGACATTGGACTCGATGTACAAAATAATGTGGTAGTTCCAAGATTCAATCGTAATATTGCGTTCGATTCCAATGAACAGACGGAATCTCCGGAGGAAATGTATAACTATTAAAGATATCGATTCAAACATCCTAAATAATTAATCATAAATTATCTAAGATAAAAAATATGTAAAATAAGAAAAAGAAGAAGAGAAACAGATTTATTAGAGATTTTCTTATTTCTCTCTTTATTTATGATTTTCTTCTTCTTTCTTTTTTATATTTTCTTCTACTTTTTGCTTTATTTTCGGATCGATTATTGCAGTTATAAATAATAGTGATGAAAAAATCATGTGTAATATTAGTAATCCCCATGCAGTTTTATTGAATTGAAAATGACATAATACTTGTAATCCAATGATTGATATTATAAACATAATCAATACATGAATCCAGTTGAGTTTTATTATTTTCATTTGTAAATCCATGCCAAAAATAAAAAATCCTATAATATTAAAAATAATCCATTGAACAATATATACTAAACTTTGTTGGCATAAAAACCCACTCATTATATATAATATAAATATTTAAATATGAAATGCGAATTATCTATGGTTCTTCAGCAATAAATGTTAAAATATGCAATTGTATTTCTTCTGGTATTATCCATCGATCGTTATTGAATATTTTAGTAATCTGTTGATAGGTTTGAGGTTTCAAATAAGTTTCGAATGTTTTTATAGACAAAAATTCGATACACAAATCAAATATTTTACATGATGGCGACCATTTGTGCCCACATGTTAAAGATTGACAACATAAACACGTTGTATTTGATGGAATGAAGGACAAAAATTTACTGGCTAATGGATTTCTGATATATGTAAATATGTATGCGTTTAATAGTTTTTCATTACATTCTTTTTCATTACATTCTTTTTCATTATAATCTATTGAAGATAATCGATTATTTGGTTGTTTAATTATTTTACTACACCACATCGCATATTTCGTATATGTATAGTCAAAATAATATGTCTCGGGATTTGTATAGCGTTTATTTACAGATGGTATTATTAAATTTGGTGCTTTAAATGGATAACTTGTATTTAAGATAATTTCTAATAGCAAGACATTGTTTTTAGAAAATAATCCGACTTTATTTATAGTTGGTTCATATCCTATTTGGGATATTGAAAAATTTAATTTGTGTTTTTTTATTGATTCGTCGAATAAAATCAACTCTCTCGATATTCGTTTTTGAGACATGAATATTATGTATTTTTATTTTAATTATTATTTATTAAAAATATTTTAATATTTGAATATTTTTCAATTTTTAATCTTATTATTATATATATGAATACTAGAAAATATAGAAGATCTCGTGGTAAATTAGATAGAAAATCTCATATAAGACATCGTAGAAAATCTCATAGAAGACATCATAGAAGATATAGCAAGAAATTAGTCGGTGGTGATGAAAATCCATTAACTAAAGTTCAGAATGCACTTGCTGATGCTGGAAGTGCTGTTACTTATACGATTACTGAACATCCTATATCTGAAAAAGTATTAAAAGCAGCAGGACATGCAAAAAATGCAGTTGAAGCTTTAGGACCCACTGCTGTAGAAAAAAGTAGAGACGCAGACAAACATGTTACAAAAATTGCTACAAAAATTACTAGTTTAAAAAAGAATCATGATAGTAATCGTAATAAAGACGCAAAAGAAATGAATAAATTAACACAAACATATCATAAAGCTAAACAATCAGCGAGTAGTTTAAAAACTGCTGCACAAGCTCATTTAGCGAAAGCTCGTGTTGTGAAAGCTCCTACAAAAGCTCCTGTTGTAAAAGCTCCTACAAAAGCTCCTGTTGTAAAAGCTCCTACAAAAGCTCCTGTTGTAAAAGCTCCTATAAAAGCTCCTGCAAAAGCTCCTGCAAATGCTCCTCCAAAAGCTCGTCCAAATGCTCCTCCAAAAGCTCCTCATCAAATGTAAACATTCGATAACTTGATAATAATTTTATTGATTTAATAAAATAAAATTGAGAAATAAAATTGAGAAATAATATTTATTTAAATAAATATTAAAAATAACACAGGAATTACTATACAATGAGCAACCAATTAATGAATATTTTGGGCGATTATATGTGTTTGCGATGTGATGTAGAAAATAACCATAATGGTAAAATGAAATTGGGATGTGTAGCGTTCTCGGCTAGTCGAAATCATCAGTGCGTTTTACGCGTTTGGCGTGAACCAGTATAATATAAATAATAATGCGTCTCCAAGAAATTATGATTCTATTCATGCTGAAGTAGATTGTGTAATGCGATTAAAAAAAATGGAAAAATTGACATATATAAATTTAATAGTATTTAGAACTAATAATTGCGGAACAGCATCAATGATGGCCAAACCATGTAATAATTGCTTGGTGACTATTCATAATACTCTTTATAAAAAAAATTATAGATTAAAATCACTATATTATACTGATGATAATTCGATAATTAAAATGAGATATTAAGGCGGATGGGTGAGAAATTGGGAGAGGGTGTAAAGACATTGAGATAAAATTATAATAAAAATATTATAATAAATTAATTTATTATAATATGAATAATTTAAATATGAATAGTTTTAATCTAGATAATTTCAATCTAGATACAAGCATGTATTCATTTACAGAATTAGAAAATTTATTGAATTTGAGTTCTCCATATACTACTGATGATTTAAGTGATAAATATGATGCTTTAAAAAATAAAATTTCTATCATGCCATCATTAGACAATTCCAAACGAGGCAATATTCTTCTTTTTTTAAACAATATTCGTGATCGATTATTGGAGAATTTAAATTCACAAAATATTTATTTTTCGGGTTCATCTAGTATTGGTAATGCAAGCAATGTATCAAATTTAAATACAGAAAATGGAAAATTAGTAGGTACGAATAATTTTCCTGCTGGATATTTAAATCCTATCAATATCAAAACAATTAAAAAGGCTATTAATATAGATTCATTATTTAGAACTAATTATTATAATTCAAAAAGTGGCAATTATACATTAACTTTGCCTGAACGAATTAATAAAATTGTTTCTATGCGAGTGTCGAGTATTCAACTTCCACTTACTTATCATGCTATTTCGCCCCATTTAGAGAATGATAGTTTTATTATACAGTGTCTGGATTCTGCTGGTAATGCGGTTTCTAATGGTGGACCTTTTACTATTATATTGCCTGCAGGAAATTATGAAACCCAGTTTTCGAAATCACTTCGGGCGGCAGATATTGAGGCGGCCGTAAATTATCAATTGCAAAATAGCGGTATTTCTGATATTTCAAATAGTATAGGGTTTACGGTTGATAGAATTAGTGGTCGATCAGTGTTTGCATTGTTAAAAACCGCATCTAATGGTGTCGAAAAAATTAAAATTTCGTTTGGCATGGATAATGATGACAAACCGTTAACGTTTAAATTGGGATGGCAATTAGGGTTTCGGGCAGCAGAATATACGGGAGCATCTATAGTATCCGAGGGTATATGTTATATTACTGGTCCGAGATATCTTTTTTTGTCAATTAATGATTTTCAAACAACTGCTAATAATTATTTTAGTGCAACATATAATGAATCTATTATAGCTCCGAATATTATCGGAAGAATAAATATTGGTTCTATCGCTGAATCACATACTATATACAAAAGTGGTCAAGATGATGGTTTTGGTGATTCGTTAAATCGAACTCGCGAATATTTTGGTCCAACTGATATTCATCGATTGGCGATAACATTATATGATGAATATGGGCGTATTATTGATTTGAATTATATGGATTGGTCTATGGTATTGACGTTTGAATGTTTATATGATTAAATGTTCGAATGAGTTCGTTCCATATGGAATCATGCTGGAAATAATATATTTCTAATTTCAGTTGTTATCAGTTTAATCAATTTATTTTTACATAATAATAATTCACTTTCTATATCATCGATAATATTACTACAATTATCTACTATGTAGTTGATCGATGTCGTGTTTTTAGTAAATAAATTGGTACAACTATTTGGTGTGTTGAATACTAAATTTGACGGATCTATTATTAATAGATTATTAGTATTAGTTGATGTAGAGGTTGGAATATATGAATGAATATAATCACATGATAAATCTTGAGAATTTTTCAATTGTTTTACTAAACAATCTGCTGTTATATCACATTTTAAATAATTACTATTATTAATAGTATAATTGAAATTTTGGATTATATTTCTACAGATATCTACTGAAAGATGATTATAAAAAACATTGTATTTTTGCAAAATATTATAATCTTTGATTGATGTTATTTGATTACATGGCTTTATTTTAAAACATGTATCGGTGTAATCTTCTAATAGGCCGTGCGTTGGATCCTTGTAGAGAATTGTTATATTTTGAAATTTCTCTCGATTACACATTTTCTTTACATAATCACTGTTGCTATCTTTTCGTGGTTGATGAAATAATCTGAATGACATATATAAATTCGGTATATTATATATTATAATTATTATAAATATTTATAATATTATTGGTGAAATATTATAGGTGAAATATTATTGGTGAAATATTATTGGTGAAATATTATTGGTGAAATATTATGGATGAAATATTATGCATTAAATAATTCATCTACAAGACCTAACTTTTTACATTTGGTAAAATTCATCATTATATCTCTCTTTAAAAATGAGTCTAATTGTGATTTCTTGATTTTTCCATTACTGTGTTCCATGTATAGATCGCAAATTTGTTTTTGTAAAAATGTACTATTGACAAAATTATCTTTCATTTGTTCATATGTTCCCCAATTACTTCCGGATAGTTGATGTATTAACATACTTGAATGTTTTGTCATATAACGCTTCGAACATACAACACTTAAAAAAGTGGCAGCACTGGCAATATGGCCTTCAACAATAGAAACAATCGGAATTTTGGAATTCATAATTGTATCTACTCCACCAAATGCATCTGTTACAAATCCGCCCGGACTATTGATATGCAAATATATCTTTAAATTATCTAGATTCATATCATATTCATTTTTAATGTTGTTTTTCACATATACTAACTCTTTATTCAATAGCACGATGGCTTTATTTAATGCTAAAATTGTTTCTGTATTTACATCTGTATAAAAATATATATGATTGCTAATTACTGATACCTTTTCATTATTTAATAACGGGTTCTGGGGTTGGTGTTGCTGTTCTTCTTCTTCATTATTGTTAATTAATGAATTTTGAATTTGTTGTAATAATGCGCCGTTTAAACTGCGCTTTCTTGATACTTTATTGTGTGCAGATGATGATCCCATATACATTATAATATGTATTTATTGTATATTTATAAAAATATATGTTTAAATTAAAATTGAAATATATTTAAACATTTTAATTTATGATATAACATTGATTATTGAGAGAAAATGATGGCTTCTTCTTCCTCTTCCTCTTCTTATTCTTCGATTGTTTCGGTTTATATTCCATGCATTAACAATGTTGACGAAAAATATATTGTTCGGGTTTTTAAAGAGAAGAAAATTGGTGATGTTGCACGGGTGGATTTTGTTGTGAATAAGGTGAAACAGAGGCGGGAGGCATTCGTTCATTTTGATAAATGGTATGATACAGATGATTCGCGAAAGTTGCGCGAAGATATTGTAAATTCGGATACTCAGACTCGCTTCATCTATCGAGCCAACAATTATTGGCCATTGCTCGTTAATAAAAACCCGATGACAAAATATAGTACGGCACGAAAGAGTAATGCAACATATGATATTGAAGAGCAGTTGGAGGCAATTCAGAATAAGGTGGCATCTTTGACTTTTATGAGTAATGTGCACGATGCTAATATTCGGTTTCTTTTGAAGCGGACAGCTAATCAGGGTTCGGGATCAGGATCAGGGTTTGGAACTGGAACAGGGTTTGGAACTGTAACAGGGTTTGGATCTGATTCTTCGGATATTAAGAGGCAACGAATCGCGATGGCGGAGGGATGCGATACTAGCCATACGTGCCATAATCTGACGGAAGCATGGCAACCGAGCCAGCCCAGCGAATGAATTGGGAGATGTTGTGGTTAGGTGGTCGATATGATGTGTTTAGGGTGGTTGTGATTTTGTAGATTTTTTGTTTTTTATTTTGATAATTTCTTAGATTTAATAAAATACTTGAAATTTTCAAGATAAAATGTTTGGAAAAATGTTAGGAACACCAAAACAACCACCCAAAACACTCTCACCCTCACGCTCCGAAATACAAGAAGACAGACAGCTAAAACAAAGAAAACAAAATGAAGAGTTCCACGCTGCCCAAGCAAAATTAGCACAAAATCCAAAAAAAACTAAAGATGAAACTAATAAACAATTTGAAAAAATAAAAGAATTAGTATCTAAATTCCCCGAAAATTTGTTTGATATTAAACTTATAGAATCTTTAAATTTTGAAACAACAACTGAGATCTTTGAGGAATCGCACTGGGGGGCGTATAAATCATACCAAAAAATATAAAATAGAAACTTTAAATGATATATTAAAAATGTTTACAAATGAAACCGAACTGGGAGATAATAAAGATATTTCAGAAATTCTAACAAAAATAGAGAAAATGTTTATTAGCGCTTACAAACAAATAATGAATGAAAAGCTGCAATCGTTTGGCCAAAAATTAGAGGAATTTCAACATAATATTCCAGATGATATTCCAGAGGGTCTCATATACGCAAAAATATTCCGAAACTTATGGAGAACGATCCCTCGTTTTAATGCAAATAGGCTCTTTTTTCGAATGTTATGCATTAATTGAAAAAGACGGCTCTTATAGTGGTAGCCATATATGCGAATTAAATACTACATTAATAGATGTCTTGTTCAAATTGCGATCGGCTGGAACATATAATGGGGCGAATCGGTTGAAAGATTTCCCTAAATGTTGTACTTTTCTACAGGTAAATCGACAAGTAAATACAGTATATGATAATAAAGATTATTTAGTTTAGAAACAAAGATTATTTAGTTTAGAAACAAAGATTATTTATTTAGTTTAGTATATAAATTTTTATTTTAATTCAATATTTATATAATATAAATATGGATGCGGCGAGGTGGAAAGCGAGGTGGAATGTCATGGATGCGTTGACTGACTTGAATACTGCGGAAGGCCTTTTTGTAGCTGCGCAAAGAAAGGAGCACGCGGCGACGAACTTAAGTTATGACAAAGATATTCAAAGTCAATTAACAAAGAAAGCGGGACAGGCGCGGGATGAGAAGAGGCTCAAGTGGGTGCAGGCGCGTGAGGAGGAGAATAAGCTGGCGCGAGATCCTCATCATCGGGATATGATGATGCGCGAGCGGGAGCAGGCGACACGGGAGTTGGCGACACGGGAGTTGGCGACACGGGAGTTGGATATGGAGCTGGCGAAGCTGGCGAAGCTGGCGTCAGAGAATAAGAGGCTGGCTGCGGATATGGCGCCGGCGAATCTGGCGTCAGAGAAGGATGCGGGTGTGGTTGTTGCTCCTGGATGGCATGCGGTGGAGAATAATAGGCTGGCTGCAGAGAAGGCGGCGGCGGCGAGGGCGAGTCCTGGACACCACAACCTGAAGAAAGGCGGTTCAAGAAGACGCACAAAATATCATAAAAAGAAATCTTTAAAAAAACGCAGAAGATCGAAAAAATATCGTTCAAGAAAACCAAGAAAATCTAAAAAACGGCATAAACGGTAATCGTAAGAAGTCGTCTGGCATCTTGAAGTCGTCTGACATGAACCACATATGCGATAAAAATATAATATTTATAGATCATATAATATCATATAATATATGCCTCATAAAGATAAAGAAGTTTCGAATAGAGAGAAAAAAAATAACAAAAAAAGAAATGGTAATGATAATCGAACAGGTAAATATAGTCAAAAGCATATTAGAGTTAAATTAGAACTTATGGATAATGATAAAAATCAGGTAAAAGAATCTAGATAAATTCCAATGGTGTAAAACACTTTTATATATAAAATTATAAATTGATTTTTTATATTTTTATATTTTTATATATTAATGCCGACAAAAAGAACTATAACTAGGCGAAAGGCTGGTCGAAAGAATAAAACTAGTCGAAAAGTTAAGAGAAAAAAGATGGGTGGAGGTATAATGCCAGTTGCGTTAAGGAATGGATTATTGGTTGTTCTCCTTGGTAGAGAACGCGAAGAACGATTGTGGGCCGATTTTGGTGGCGGTGGAGAGAATAGAGAATCTCAATTTATGACTGCTATTCGCGAAGGCGGTGAAGAATTAAATGGATATCTTGGAACTGGGAAAAAGCTTACTACTCTTGTAAGAAAAAATCGGATTGCAGAAATCAAAAATGGAGAGAAATTCGATAATAGATATGCGAGTTTCTTGTTTAAAATACCCTATTCGGATGATTTGCCCGAATATTTCAATAATAATGATCGATTTATTCGAGAGAAAATACCTTATGAAATTAGACGTTCTAAAAAAACTCATAATGGGCTTTTTGAGAAAGATGAGATTAAATGGTTTACCGTTGGAGAGATCAGTAAAAACTTATCGATGTTTAGGCCTCATTTTGTGCCGATTATGGAAGAAGTGATTGCGCAGGAAAAATCGTTGATTAGGGATTTGCGAGGTTAAAAATATGTATATTACTTATCTTCTTTTTCGACGATGGGATTTTCTTCTGTGGGATTTACGCCTTTTTCGTGATCGTTTCTTTTTATAGGATTTGCGTTTTTTACCGCCCATAGTCCTACGAACGACGGGTGCACTCTGGCGTTTTGGAAATGAAACACTTCTTGCTATACTTGTTCTAAGTTTTCCTAATGAAGATCTATTTTCTTCAAGAGTTATCGTATCAAAAGTTAAATTAACTTTTTTGGGTGTGGTTTTTGTTACTTGAACATACATATTTTTGCCATCTCTTTTATTTTTATTATTTTTTAGTTGTTCTTTATAACTTTTTGCATTCCGTATTAACTCGTCTTTTGTATTGGTATGGTCTCTTGTATATTGATATTCATTTCCAGGCTCATTCAATAACATATTGTATACTTGTTGTTGTAATGATAAATATTCATCTATTTGTTCTATATCACCCGCTATAAGATTTATATCATATTTTTTTCTATAAGTTTGCAGATTGGTCTGATTCTTCGCATCGGTTTCAATCCCTTTCCTTAATGCCGCAGACATATGATTTTCCCATACTTTTAAATCTATTGGTTCGTTCTCTTTCATTATACCTTTCCCCCATTTAATTGCGTCAAATATATCAATAGAATCTACTTGGTGATTATCTGTATAATTCTCAACCTTTATATTGGAATTGTGTATAACATACATAAAATTTTCGGGATTTAACATGTTTATTATTCTATAAAATTTACCATTGTCTAACGTTAGAATAAATATTTCCTGTAGGTTTTCATAATTTTCTATTCCATAAAAAGTGTCACTGACTTCCAAAATTCCGAAGAATTCATCCTTGGCGGTTGACTGGTTGGCATCTTTTATCGGTAGTTTATAATATATTTCATGTGTTCCATTTTGAACTGTACAAAATTTAATCATTTATATATTATAAATTAGAAAATAAATAATTAAGAATTAATTATTTATGCTAAACTTGGGGAATATTTTTCCGCGATATATTTAATGATACGAGAGATTGTTGAATCCAGCGGGGAAATCGCCATAAGTCACCAGACGGCTTCGCACGCGATAAAAAATGGGGAGATCGATGGGGAGATCGCCCCATACGCGATTAAAAATGGGGAGATCGCAATTGCGATGGAGGAAGCGATAACTATTGAAAACGAAGTTGTAGCTGGATTAGTTAAACGAGATGTCAATATGTGTGGGATAGTTTATACACCGATTGATCTGGTTCAAAAGATTCTAGGATTGATTCCAGATAAATATTTTTCTGATCCTGAACTCAAATGGTTAGATGTAGGGGCTGGTACAGGGGCATTTAGTTGTGTTTTATATTGCAAATTATATGAGGGATTACGTGGTGTTATTAGTGATTCGGATAAGAGACATCATCACATAATTACGAAAATGATGTATATGGTTGAAAATTATCCTGTTCATATTGTGAAATTACAACAGATTTTTGGTTTAAATGCCAATATTATAGATAAGGACTTTCTAAGTGGGGAAATCGCTTCAAGTCACCTGACGGCTTCACACGCGAAAATTAAAAAATGTGGGGAAATCGCCCCACGCGCGATAATTAAAAACAGTAAAAACGTCGTATGGGGACAAGACCCCATTAAAAACAGTAAAAACGTCGTATGGGGGCAAGACCCCATGCATGACCCCATCCCCACATTTGATTTCATTATTGGGAACCCACCATATAATACTGGGGGGAAGATTAAAACGCCTACCAATAAAAATGCATCGAAAAAAGAAGATGGTGTTGCAGCATATGTAGAATTTGTTAAGAAAAGCCTGAAGATGTTGCGCTATGGAGGGTTTTTAAATATGATTATTCCCAATATATGGATGAAGCCCGATAAAGCCGGTCTCTATAATTTGTTAACCGGCCTTAATATTATGAAATTATGTTGCTTGTCTGCTGGCCAAACTAATCGAGCGTTCAAATATCAAGCCCAAACTCCGACCAGTTTTTTCTTGATTGAGAACGTTGAAGATCCGAACGATGGTTATAAAAGGATTCAAATTCTGGACATGGATAAAAACGTCGCATGGGGACAAGACCCCTCTTCATATGCGGATAAAAACGTCGTATGGGGACAAGACCCCATGTCATATGCTGATAAAAACGTCGCGTGGGGACAAGACCCCACAAGTTATCGAATGTTGCAGAATTGGCCTATTCCATGTCATAGCGCATGTATTGTCAACCGACTAATAAAATATGTGGAAAAGCCCGAAATAGGACATTTACTATTCTATAAGACAAATGGATGTTCAAAAAATATTTCTGTTGTTTGTGATAATGATAAAGATGATTCGCATAAATACTGTAATATTAAGACATGTTATATAGGTGAAGGATTGAAGCCATTTCTAATATATAATTGGTCTGGTAAGCCATGTCCATATTATGGTGTCCCAAAATTAGTATTGTCACACAAAATGTATGGATTTCCTTATTTGGATATATCGGGAGAATATGGGATATCGACACGCGATAATTATGTCATCTCTGGACAAGACTATTCTGTCGATGAATTGCGCGAAATAGGTGCGTTTCTCTCAACGCGTTTTGCGCTATATATTTTTTCCACTTGTAATTATAGAATGAGATATTTAGAGAGATATGCGTTTTATTTTATACCGGCTATAACAAGGATTGAGGGATTTCCCAAGTTGGAAAAGATAAAGGATCGTGCGGAACGTGATACAAAGATATACGATTTTTTCAGATTGGTGATGGAAGAAAGGGCTATTATAGAAAATGGCTTCAAAGATTATCAGTTCTTTTTATAGGGTGGGGAAATGAGAGAATTATATATTATGTATTATGTATGAATTGTCTATGTATAATATATAATATATAATGTTGATAAATGTTTTATCATATAATATGAGTTGGGCAACACAAATTAATAAGGCATTGGGTTCGGAAGCCGATTTTGTTGAAGCCTGTCAAAAGGCATACAAAAAAGGCGGGCTTCAATGTATAGAAGACGCTATAAAAAATATTGGTAAATTAGCGAAAATAGATCTAATTGGTTTACAAGAAGTCAATACTGATATTGAGAAGAAAATAATGAAGGTACAACCGAGTTTAAAGAAATTTGAAAAGGCTACTTCAGGTCGTTCTACAATAAGTATTATATGGAATCCAGACGTATTTGGTGATGAAATACATAAGACTTCTTTTAATTTAATGAAAGACGATGATCGACCATGTTTAATTTTAGTATGTAAGAAGGACGACGAGGTTTTTGTATTAATAAATTTGCATATGCCATGGGGTGTAAAACATAAAGAGGCAATTAAAAATTTGAATAATTATATTGATAAAAATAAGACTATTAAAAAATATATGGTGAATGATAATTCTAAAATAATTGTGGTGGGGGATTTTAATGATCCGGAAACAACTATTAATTTGAATAATCCATTTGTTATAAAGGTCGATACTAAATCTATAAAATTAAAATATAATAAGACTAAAGTGCAGGCAAGAAAAACATTGAAGAGTTGTTGTTGGCATAAACCCAAACATAAATATAAACATTTTAGTGATACTGGAGATTATGTATTGGTAAATAAAAATGTAAAGCAAAAATCTATTAAAATTCCGAACAATTTTAAAAAAAGAGGGAGATCGAATAGATTATTATCTGATCATATGCCGGTATTGTCTACACTTGTTATATAGATTTATATTTCAAGATTTATTGTTGTGTTTGTTGTGTTTGTTGTTGTTGGTGTGTTTGTTGGTAAGATGCGTTTTGTATATTGTTCGAATCCTCGATTAATACTTTGATCTATAGTTTCTTCAATTTCGTTGGTGTATTCAATTAAGTAATTTCGTAATTTATGAAAGCACTTATTTGTTTTGCAGAAATTGATATAATTCATTATTTGGGATTTTAAATTCTGTAATCTCTCATTGTTGTAAATTGTGGTGGAACGATCGTCTATGAAATATTCCTTATCTACATTGTGTTTATATAAATGTTTTTTGAAATTATTATTTACTAATAAAAGTGTTATTAACATATCTAACATTTGCGATTTAAAAATGTAGTTTTTTGTGATAAAATAATTTGTAGTAAATGTTAGCAATTCATTACTATATAAATTATATTCAATGTTTTTAGTTGTATTTAATACTACTTCAATAAATTCTGTTTGGGATATGGATTCAGGATTATAATGAATAAATTTATATATATTTTCTGCTAATTTCCGAATATTATTGGTTTCAAGTGATTTCTGTATATTTTGCATTGATATTTTATCATCGTTCGATTTTTCTATACAAAATCCGAAATCATATATTACTATTGATGGATTTGATGTTTGTGTGAGTACAACTTTCCAGTTGCCACCATGTAGATCTGCGTGATAATAATCATGTAAACACATTGTGTCTTTTAAAAATAAACTTAAGAGCATGATTATTTTGTATTTTGTATAATCAGAAACTTTATTCTCTATTTGTGAGAATTCGGTTGCTTCAATATATTCCATAATTAAAATATTTTTTGACCATGCGATGGGTTTGGGTATTACTATGTATGGGTTTGATTTATATTCTTTATAAAAGTATTTTAGATTTGTGGCTTCATTTCGCATATTCATTTGTTTTGTAAAACTATCAAAAAATTCGGATAATTCAAATGGTATTCTGTAGTTTTTAAAAAGGGAAATTTTTGTAGTGAGCATATTATAAATCCTATAATATATATAAGGGAACACAGTCTGCTCGTAAAGTTCGGGATGAGTAATTTTTATTGCTACGTCTTGGCCTGTGTTTCTAAATCTGGCCTTATATACTTGCGCTATTGATCCTGATTTTATTTCATATTCTGGATAAATTTCTATTTTATCATTAAAATCTGCTGAAAACTCTTGTTTGAATAATTGATTTGAATACTCCGTGCTGTGTGTTGTGCATTTTTCATAAATATTATTGTAAATGTTGTCGAAGTTATTGTTGGTGTTGTTGGTGTTGTTGGTGTTGTTGGTGTTGTTGGAGTTATCGGGGTTTGATGTGGTACAAAATTTACTGTGTCGGGTATGTAGC